TCACATACCGTTTTCCAAACAGTATGCCATTCTCGCATTGTTCGTTCACTGTAGAGAGGGTTTTCAAACTCTAGAGTGAAACTTAAGTAAATATCAGTTTCCATTATTTATTTAACTGTTGTTTGTTTAACCTATAATCAGAGTCCAAATGAAAATCAGTACTGGGAGAACTAGAATCGGGAAAAATCCGTAACTGAAAAGCGTAAGCCCACCGAGGACCCAGTACCCTCCATTAAAAAGTGTCTGACCGTACTTAGCTGCCTGAATCGTCATCGCAAGAACGAAGAAAGTCTTGATGAATAAGAACACGTCATTAAACAGTGATCCAACAATATCCAACGCTCCATCTGTAGGTGTATGCGTTATATCCGCAGCTACGGCTGGCGCATGAATCTGGAACTTCTGACCGTCCTGAATTTTTTTCGACCCTGGTTCGTCATTAATTGTGTAATCTACCATCAAGTACTTCACTTTCTGAGGATTCGGATCTGGAATACCTAACGAACTAGGACTTACCGTTAAATTGATTGAGCCGTCGTTCAAATAAGTCCGAACAGCACTCGTAACATCCGTATACGACTTATCGTAACCGTACTGAGCCTTCTTGATTTGTAATCCTGAAGCCAGACGGGCGGGAGGAGCGTCAATGTCTATAGAATCACCGTCTACTGCCGTAGCCGTATTACTCGCTCCATTATTGATCGAGTATGTTACAGTCAGAGTTTTCAGCTGTCCCGGCGCTGGGTCATCTACATTCAAGGCCGATGGAGTAACAACAAAGTTCAGTCGTCCGTCTCTTAACTGGGCTGAAACAGCTTTTGTTACGTCTACAGTATTAGTACCCACTCCGTACTTTGCCGACTGAATCTTGACTCCGGTAGTCATTCCTATTATACATTACGAGCTGAAAACAACGTTGGCAATTCCACCCATCACTCGCAAGTAATTGTACGATTCAACGTATGCTCTCACAGTATAATTGTACTGCAGCGTCTTTACAGCATTTGCGACCTGTGTGCTTGGAACAATAGAAATCAAGTCTTGAGGCGAGTATAGTAACTGCCCATTCGGACCGGTCGCACCAGGGTTAACAACTGTAGGATTTGGAAGATTCACGGTTGATTTGAGAACACATACTGGTGAAGGTGGAACATTTGTTGGGTCGTGAGACGTAACGAGTGGAGGTTGGACGAACGTGTTGCGCAGTAAGGTTTTATTGAACATTGATCCATTAATATGTCCACTAGGCTGGATGCTGTATGGGTCAAGCGAGAAAGAGTATGTATACACCCCCGGAATATCCGTCGACGTACGGCCTTTCTGGTGACGGTAATTTTCCAGCTGGGAAAAGAAGTATGATTGTTTGTATGAGAACCGTTCCTTACCGTCCAAAATAATAGACGATTCTAGCAGAATATCGCGCTGGGATATGGCAGTACTTAGTGCGTTTCCACTCGAATATGCGGGTGCCATACCTGTTATTCCAATTGAACTCATTGGAGGTTTGAATGGGTTTTCCCAGTTCGTGTAATTATCGGCATCGTTCTGGAGTTCACGGTCTGAACGCTGGGCTACCCATACGACCTGAGTACACAGATTCTTCATTAGCAGAGAAATATCATTACTTGCGCCATACTGCCCGTTTGCACTCACCGTATCAATCTGCTTAATTAAGAACGAATGCTCTATGCGAGCAATATTGGCCATTTCTGCGTCGCCTACAAATATGTAATTGGCTTCAATGAACGGATTCAGATTCCAATACATAAGTTCGGGATTTGTTGGATACGGAACAGGCGAGTAAGTTGGGGGTGACAGGAAGTTGTTCATAGTCATCAATGCACTACTTGGATCAGGAGCCACTCTCTTACCGAAATTTGGGTTTGGATGGTTGTTAATTGTTTCACGAATGTCGCGGATCGTGAATAAGTTGTACATGTTCGTCAGTTCAACAATGATCTCAATCGATGAATTCTGGAGTGCTCCTAACGGCAACGCCGCTCCAACATTCTCACAAAACCAAAAATGAAGAGGTACGTTTAGTACCCGACCGTAAATCGACGGTTCGGCCGCTGATGTGGGTGTCGATAGTGCATGTGGATACTGATTCATACGGTCATAAGCGTTAGCTGGATCATACACTTCAGGTACATTTCCGACCATCTGGTTCACCATAGCCTTCTTATTCGCATCAAAGTTCAAGTCAGCATACAGTTTCATCCATTCGCCGGTATGACGAACAATCTCCTGGCCGTTGATATTAATCGCTGCGTAATTGATCATATTGTACCCGATATTTCGAATCCACTCGAATTCATATCCTATGGCATCAGAATTCTGATTTAAGTTTGGGTGTGTCGTTGAAACAGGAAATACTGACGAATAAATGTTTGGAAGCGTCATCACAACATAACAGTCATTCACTAACTGAGCAAGCTGGTCGACAGTAGCTCGTAGCGTTAATGATCCAGACGCAGGCAAACGTAAATTCGTAGTCTTAAAAACTAACTCAAACTGCTCCATCGCAAATTCGGTGTGGCGCTTGTACACGGACCTAAAATGCGTGAACGATGGGTTCCCACATATCAGTTGATCTTGTGCGCCTCTATTAACGAGCTGAATTAAACCTCCAGACATCTCTTACTTATTTACTGAATAGTTTTATGTGTGTATACTCCGCATTTCTTGCATCCAGTACGGTCTACATTCAGACTGGTCGTTGTACAGTTGCATAAACGAGTGAGCTGCAGGTTCTTGGCGTTTGTGTTGCTGATATGCGACTTAGAAGTGATATAGTCCGCAGTCTGCGAAGCTTTGTAATCTAACCACTGACCGTTCGTGCGCTGAATACGGCTTTCTCCGGTATGCCGAGGAATCAGCATTGGTACGGCATATTTAGCTTGTAACGGTGTAGGGGAGTTAATGTCGGTATTGTTCGCAATTACGGTAGCGTACGTCTTAGCGCCCTGCAGACGCTTCAAGCGTGTCCAGTCAGCAGCGGATAAACCGCGCGTTCCAGTCTGATTATTTCCTATGGTCTTTGGATGGGCGACGGTCGCCATTTATACAACATGCGGGAAAAAGCTTATAGCGTTCGGTCCATTACGTGATCCTATTTGAAATAACCTCTGCTTGTCTTGAAACGCAGAGTAATCAAATATCTCATTGGTTTGAGGATCTAGGATCATTACAATACCTTTAATCTTAATGATCTGGAGCTTTCGCCTTTTTCGTATCAAGTTACGCGTGTACAATGTGTCCTTTTCGTCGTTCAAGTAAGATGGGCGGTATGCCAGATCTTCAGCTGTGACTGTTGTGTCGAAACGCATACACTGAATCACCGGCTGTTCTTTCGAATGTAGTTTACGATGAATCTCACAATCTACTGCGGCTTGTTTCAAAATTGTGGAAATGCTCTTACTAATCTTACCCTTTTTGTACGCAGTTTCGTACAGAACTTCATCTGAACTCAGAAAAGCTTCAACTGGTTCGCTGCCTTCGTAACGTTTGGGAATCGTATCGTTGCGCCGAATTAGAGTAATGTTAGGTCCTTCCTGATCTTTCAGCTGTTTTTCAGAGAACACAGACATATATAGTTTGACTGTTACCGTACGTTCATCTTCAGGTAAGGATAAATGTGAATTCACGCGGATCGCACGTCCAATAACCTGTTCAATACGCGCAGGGTTCCAGTATGGTTCCATGATGTACACGTTCCGCACTTTCTTGAGCGTAATACCTTCAGCGGCCGCCTTAGTTCCCATGAAAATACACAACTTGCGTTCTTTCAGTGAATCTTTCAGCGACGAAGGTAACTTTTCTGTCTCGCCGTTGAATATTAGACGCGCCATCTCACGTTCATCACCATCTTCGTCTCCGGTCCACGAAGCATACGCCGGAACTCCTTTTACCATCTCGCCTTCACGCCATTGACCTCCTTCTTTCTTTAACTTGTACGGCTGGAACCCATTGTGATTCAAAATGAGCTTGAATACTCCAAGTCCTTCCAATGTTGTGTACTCAGAGTACACGAACTGGTTGTTAAACTCACCATCTTTACCTACAGAAGACTTCAAGTCTTTGAGCATCTGGGCCATTTTCGGCGAGAAGTTAGAGAGTGCCTTGGGAGTTAAGAATCTTTCAGGTTCCGAATCAATTTTTTTCAAAATTTCCAGTTTATCTTCAGGAATAGGCTTGCCACGCAACGTATATTCTGTATCACCTTCTTCTGTCATCTTGTACTTGAACTCCGGAGGAACCGCAAAGTTACATACTAGACGTGAAGCCGGTCGGAATGAACCAAGATCATCGTTTAAAGACGGATTGCGGTTCTTCCTAGCTTCACGGTCAATTTCAATTTTTCGAGCTTCTAAGTACCTCAGATACTGCTCGTCAGACATATCAATTTTCTGAAGCGTCTTGTCTTCGTCTAACCTCTTAGGAATCAGCTTCTCGTCAGCTCCCTTGTAGTAAGACACCAAACCCTGAATTCGACGTCCAAACAGAAGAGCGTTCTTGATATTCAATCCTTCTACGAACATTTTGACAAACTCTTCATAATCCGTTGGCAAACACTCCAAATTCTCTATAGACATCTTATCTTCGCCAAGAAGCTCTACGCCCGCAAACTTATTCTCAAACTCGATCTTCCATTCCGCCGCCCATTTCTTGATATCCGGTTCCTGTTTAAAATCCTTGTTGTACTTTACAGCAATCCGATCTCCCTTATCGTTGTAGACGCTCTCGAAATAAGGGGGGTTACGGGTAAGTTTCAGTTCGTGTTTCACGGAATTGTACTCTACCGTATCAATATCCTTCTGCTGACGGAAAAAGGCCGTCATCAGGGCTTCGTCCCATGCCATTGCGGATTTCGTAGGAACTGTAACTCTCTCAATAGGTCCACGCAGAAGATTCATGAGAAACGCAATTTCCTGAGGACGGTTGATGGTTGGAGTACCCGTCAGAGCCACCACTTTACAGTTTGTAGCTTTATAGATCATATCGTACACCCGACGCTTCAGTTCGCTTTCGTTGATTACTGCACCAATCAAGTTATGAGCTTCTTCAATAATCACAACCGAGTCGTCAAACATATGTGGTGAATGAAGAATACGATCAATATTGGATTCAACCAGACCGTTGTAGTTAATGAACGTAAACCGTGAATTGATTAGATCGTCAATTTGACCATCAATACCCTTCTGCTGATCGAGGGACAACGTCCGAAAGTTTGGAGCGGCACCCTGAACAGTCATAAAGTACCGCCCCTGCTTGTCCAAATACTCATCGGAAATGCCCATAGATTTTGCAGTATCACGATCTTCATGTGTCCGAACCTTCTTCTCTTCCCAATGACTGTCTTTCTTGTATACCGGATCACCACACGTTCTGATCTCTCCAAGAAAATTCACCTTGAGCGATGCAGGAAGTAAGACAAATACCTTCTTATTTGTCATTAACGATTCGGCGACCGCGATGGCTGAACATGTCTTTCCTGATCCAAGACCGTGGTAGACTAATAGACCTCGGTACGGAGTTTCAATTAGGAGGTAGTCCCTGACGAGTTTCTGGTAAGGATACAGTTCACCCGGTTTACCATCTGTACCTTCCATATCCTTCTGGCGGTACTTCAGGAAAATGCGTGTTATGGAATCCACGAACGCCTTTCGGTTGGGCAAAACGTAGGACATTCTCACTTAATTTTACAACCGAAATGATAATGGAAGAGGTTGTCCGCAAGAATCCTAAATTATGGACAGTCGCAATTTATCTTTTCTACGTCGCAGGGTTTCTCTATGTAAAGCCAGCCGTGGCTTTTGATAGACAAGGAAATATCCGCCCTTTTGGTGTTGGAAAGAGAGAGTCTACAGTGTTTCCTGTTTGGATATGGATTATGGGTCTGGCAATTGCTGCATACTTGACCGTGGTCTATATTTTGGACTTTGATTTCTAAGCTGATTTAGGAGGAGCTTCTGCATTCTTAGCATCTTTGTGCTGCTTATTGCTTAGCTTTGCCATAAGTTCAGTCTTGAACTTTGCCATCTCATCGACTGAAGCGACACACGCTTTCGTGGATGCGTCGTGGAATGACCACACGATCATAGGCCATAAGAAAATAAGAATTATATGGCCCATGGCTATTCTACCGTCCCAGGGTTCCTGTACCCCGAAATTGATATAAAAATCAACGAAAGGACGACGTAAGAACTCAAAGTATGAAGCTAAAAAGTAAGCTAGAGCCGGAACTGCGGCGGCAATTGCTCCATCTTTAAACGATACTGCTGTATCTATCTTTTCGCACGTAGCGTACGTACTTGCCATAAGAATTGCGCTGGTTCCCACTGTGAACCCACCAAATACTCCAGCTGCTGAAAGAATTGTATTCATTGTTATTACTATGACATACTTTGGTGTGTGGCAATCAGACGTTCAACTTGGCCCATTAGAGCTACTCGTTCTGTATAGTGCGGTCGAATTACGGACTTACATTCGTTCAACGATTTCCAGTCAACTTCCGAAATCTCTTTGCTCTGCATGAATGTGAGTTTTTGTTTTAAGTTCACGATCTTGGAATCTGTCAATAAAGCCACAAAGTAGATGTGGCGGTACATGATATTATTTGTACCTTTAAAGGTCTCTGTGAACTTCAGGTCTTCGTGCAAAGTATACGCCTCTGGAGGAATATTGGTTTCTTCGAAGAATTCTCGGACTGCGCATGTAGAATCAGACTCGCCTCGGGCTCTGCGTCCTTTTGGAAATCCCCATTCTGGTTCAGAGTACTTTGATCGGTTGCGTGTCGTAATATCGACCCTGTCTAGCTGGTAATACTTCGATTTCGAAATCTCGTACTCGGCCGAATGTGTGTCTCGCCCCTGTCCCCACAG